TAAAATCATCGCTATTATTAAAAATTTGTCCGTTTAATTCAGTTTGACTTAAAATAAAATTCACAAACTTATCACCTAAATAAATAGATATAGAAACATCATCTGTTTTAATATAAGTAGATTTATCATAACTATAATCTTTATAGATTATCTTATTATTTTCTATTGTCAAATATTGCATTATTTTATCATTTGTCTTGATGAGGAAAAAAATTGATCGCCAGTGTTACCTAGTGCAATTGCAAATATAATATGTAATGAAGCCAAGTCAACAGTAACATCTGCATAATTACTCGCAGCTATGTAATCATTTAATGTGCTACTCGCTGTTACATTAACTCTAATTAGTGTGCTAGATTTAACAACTAATTGTCTTCTAAAATCTGCTATGTTTAAACCACTAAACCCATACGTGTAAATTCCTATTTGTGTAGCTCCTGATAGTGATGCGCTTGAGTTTAAGTAGTATCTAATTGTTGCCGCTGTAGAACCACTAACCCTTACAATTTGTGAAATTACCTCTGCTATATCACCCGAATTTAATTTGTTGGAAATATCCTCTGACCAAATAATAGTATTGGTTAAAGTTCCTGTATGGGTTGCCGAATCATTTGTATCTATGAAAATTTTATTTTGCGTACCTGTAAGAGCTAATTGCCCTTCTGTTATTTTTTTTGTACTATTCATTATGCAACTACTGATTTAATTACCGCAAATCTAAATACAGGAGCTTCTGACAAAGATCCTCCTGTTGTATTTCTTAATGTTACCGTAGCAGAACCAGCCGCAGGGGTAACAGCAACTGTATAAGCTCCTAAAGTACCACCGCTTGAATGTGTCATTACTACTAAATCATTAGCAGCAATAGTTGTATTAGTCCAAGTTGCTGATACTGATGTTTGAGATGCTAAGGCGTCTGCTGCAAATGTTATACTTCCAGTTATTTTACTTAATGTAAATGCAGTTGCTTTACTTGTTGCCTGAGTAACAGTACCACCAGCACCAGTAGCGTAACCTATACCAGCCGTTCCACTTGATGTTATTGTACCAGTAACCGCCAAAGATGTTCCTGTCGCAGCACCTATATTTGGAGTAGTTAATGTTTTACCAGCTAAAGTTTGAGTGCTTGTTAAATCAGCGTAATCACTAACTACACCAGCATCATTTTTAGTTGCTAGTCTCTTTGTTGTTGCATCTGTATAAACAGAAGTTACGCCAGTTGATGGAGTTGTAATTGATGCTGCTGCAATGTTTGATGTGTCTAATTGTGCCATGTTTATAAAATTCTAAATCGTGAGTTTAAGTTAAGTGTTAATTTTATTCCTGAGTTAATTCTAAATCTTCTTGATACTACGATATTGTTATTTTGCAATACAGTTATATTACTTGTCGCAACGCTAGGGTTTTGATATATAGTTGGTATAAATGCTGCAATATCAACCTTTTTTAGGTTGTCCGAATCCGAAACATCTGTTACTAATACAAAGTCCCCCGACATAGGTGTAACAGTTGTTTTATTTGTAATAGCTGTTTTATCAATTGTTAACGCTCCACTTCCAGTTACTTCGCCTGTATGAGTTGCGTTTGATACTTTAGCGTTATTAGTCGCTGTATCACTTTCTATTGTATCTAAATTAACAGCTTGTGTAACCGTTATAAATCCTAGCTTAGTTTGTATATTACTATTTTTAGGTTCAAAATTAGCATCACTTTCAGCCTTTGTGTAACTTGGATTAACAGTAATTGGAACATTTGAATAAAGTATATTCACTTTATCCCCAGCGTCTAAAGTATCTAGTATGGTTAGTGTCGTTCCTAAACTCGTATATTGACTTTGATTTAATTCTTGACCGTTTACAAAAACAGCATAAGTACCGCTTACAGATTGAGATAATGTGAATGTTTGCGCTCCAGTTGTATAAGTAAATTCTTGACGTGTTAAACTAGCTATGCTTAAAGATGCAAGAGCATCAAATACTGCATCCTCACTAGGCGCTTTGTCGGTAACTCCATTTGTTATTGTTTGGGTAATATTACTTTGAAGTAAAATATTTTCAATAGGATTTCCATCGTTTTTCCAAATTGGATTACCTAAACTATTAGCTCCAATAGAACTTTCGGAAGCACTTGCAGTAATATTAGAACTTTGATGTTTTAATCCTAAATGACCTGCTCCACCTGTTCCTTTAACGTGTAAAGATTTTGCATTTAAACTAAACGTACCTAAATCTGTATTTTGAGTTGCACCTGTGTAAGGTACAAATCCAGAGCCGCCACCACCGCCTCCATTAATAGCAACTAAACTACTTAATTGAGTAACACCATCTCCAATGAACAATTCACTTGTTGTTTCATTGAAAATGAATTGACCGTTTTTTAAAATTAAAGTAGGATTAGCAGAAAAGAACGCTGCATTTTTTTTTCCTACTCTTATATCTACATTTGCCATTAATTAATAGGATCTATAATTGTTGATGTATTGCCTGTAATTGTATCTATAATTTGTTGTAACACCTCAACTGTATAAGTGCCACTTGTATTAAATGTTTGTAATACATTTCCATTTTGGTCTTTTATTTCAACTGTGAAATTATTTTGGCTAATTTGACCACCGACGTAAATGTAATTGTTAGTTAAAATATTTCCGCTATTAATTGGTAAATTGCAACTATCACTTCCAATTGGTGAACTTATAGTTAAATCAAAGTAATTACTAGCAACATCATCATCGTTTCTCTCAATATCATGAGTTACATTAACATTCATGTTTACTTTAAAAGAACCAATTAAACCACTATTTGAAACTTGGCGTAAATACATGGGCAAGTCCCAACATATACGCTCGGTATCACTTAACACATGGTTTAAGTTGCTCAAATCTTTTTGCACTAAATCTGAAATAATAATCAAGTAAGTTCTAGTTACTATTTTGTTTTCCATGCTTTGATTTTGCAAAATAGCATTCATAAATGGATATACTATTTTCACATTCGTATCCGCTTCCGCTTCGTTACCAAAGTAAAATGAATTAATCCCTTTATGCTTAACAGCAAATTGGCTTAACAACTCTATGTCATGATTTAATGTTAGCATTTATCTTCGCATCTATTATAATAATCATTTATAGTATTTTCATTATCTCTAACCCAAATTCCATTAAAGTAATTTTTTCTACTTGCATTAACACCTGACGTTGTAGCTTCATCATACTTTGGAAAAGTATTTCTATTTACATCTAAGTAATCCATTAATAATTGAGCATAAGCCTTTGCTTTTAAAGTCCATTCGTCCTTTAATAATTGAACATCGCTTGTGTCGGCTGCATTTGAGTTAGTGCTATTCTTAACTTGTATTCCTTTGTTTTGGTAAGCAAATTTAAAAGAGTAACTAGATTCGGCTTTAATATACCACGCCAAACATTTAGCTATATAATTATTGATTAAATTCTTTTCGTTTGTATAAGATGATAATGAAGGGTTGGCAATTATTTTAGTCTTTAAGTCTTCATATAATGGCGTTCCTAAAATAGGTTGTATATAAATGTCCTGGACCATTATAATAGTGCTTTCAAGTTTTTTAAAGTCAACGTTCCCGTCAACTCCTACCAACTTTTTAAAGTAGTCTTCTTGTATGAATAAAACGTCTGCCATTAGTTTTTAACTTTTCTTCTTCTTGTTTCAGCAACCCAAATATGTCTACATTCAGGGGTTGTAATTCCATTGTTAGAATTGGTATAATAACCTCCTCTGTAATCCCACGCATTAGTACCTAAATCATTTTCAGTGCTATCAATATCTTCAAATGTTAAATAGTTTCTAGGATTAGACATTTTAGCCATTAGATCACTACAAAACTTTCTGCTTTTAATTGGTTTACCGTTTTTATCTAATTTAGGCTTATCATCACTTAAAGCATATTTATAAACTGTGTAAATTTCATCACTTACAATAGGTTTAGTTTCCTTTTCTATAGCTTTTTCAGTTGGTTTAAAACCTATACTATTATCAATTAAAAAACCTTTATCAATTAACCTGGCTAAACTTTGTTCTACTTTTGTGAAATCACTTTGAGTTAATGTAGCTAATTCATCAATAGTTAGTATTGGATTACCTTTTAAAGCAGTTAAAATAGCGCTATCTAACTGTTCTATTGTAATAACTAAAGCATCCGCAAACTTCATTATATGCCTTTCATATTTTAAAGCATCATTTGAATTATGAATATGTTTTTTAGTTTCTAATACTTCGTACTCTTCGCCATCTTCTTTAATTAAAGATAGTAATCTAGTTAATACCTTATCTTCTTTATCAGTTGACATTTTAGCATCTAATCCATCATTGATACCTAAGAATTTTTTAGCTTGACTAACTTTGAATCCATAAGCCGTTAAACTTGCAATTGCTAAATCTGGACTTTCATTTTTACCAGCTCTAAACTTTCTTACAATTCTATCAATATGGTTTTGTTCCGTTGCACTTAATCCAGTTAACAATTCGTTATATTCATCCGCCTCTGCTTGTACTGGTTGACCATTAATATCAGTTTGAACTGGTTTTAACGGGTCATAACCTTTTAATTTTCTACGTTCGTCTTGTGTTAAGTCAACGTCATTAGATAAGTCTACACCCACTAAACTAATAGGGTCGAATGTCATTTGTAAATATTCACCAGTCTTAACAAATGATAAATAAGATAAAAATTCTAATAAATCATTTTGTCTAGGTTCTACATATCCTTTTACAAATAACTCTTGTAACGTTAATAAATCAGGTGAACCACTTAAAAAACTATCATCAAATTTTATATTAAATAATTCAGATGCCATTTCATGTCCAGCAAATACTTTCTTTAAAGCTCTTTTAGAAGTGTATAAAAAACGCTCTGCCATATCTGTAGGCGTTACATCAACTACCTCAGGGGCTTTGTCATCTCTTTCTGAATGCACTATCATTACAGGCTCTCCTTCTTCACCTGTGTATGTGCTTTTTATTCCTCGGTCAATTGTAGCAACTGTTTTATCGTCAGGCGATCCATTAAAAAAGTTAATGATTTTCCCCATTGATAAACCGTTATTAACCATATTACTATTAGCCTTACTAATTGTAATATCTGTATTTATATCCTCTGCAACGCTTTGATACTGGGCAATTGGATAAACTGAATTAATTTTACTAGCAGTTGCTGAGTAATATCTGAAATCTATAAAAAAAGAACCGATTTGTTTTTCTTTATCGTTCCATTTTAAAATTTCTTTTATTTCATTTTGATACTTATTTTTTGTCCAATCTTTTGAAAAATACAATACTTCACCGTCCTCTGAAAGTCTGCAATTTGCTGAATTTAAAAAATACATTTCAATTGCTTGACCTTGCAGATTAGTTATAACCTCAATAAATTGACCGTTAAAAATTTCAGTATTTAAACTTATTTTTTTTCCTACTTGATTTAAAGTTTCTTTTTTATTGAAATTATCTATAAAAGCATTTACTTTAATTTCATCAACTTTGTTTTTCGCTTTTAATCCTTTGCCCCAAATGTATCTAGCTTTACGATTTAATATAGCTCTATGTTCGGGATGTTCATCATATAGTCTGATCAATTCTTGTGGATATAAATTATTTTTACCATACTTAACATACCCATCGTTACCAACAGTAAATGTCAATTTAGGCATATTTTTTAAACCTATCTGAACATTTGATATTTTCATTTTATTATCCATTAAATACTATTGTTTGAGTTTGGTTTCCGTTATATTGTGTTAACTCGGTTGCATTGTCAGGCACTTCTAATTTGCCAGTTTCAACTTTATTAGTTGCAAGTAACGGATCTAAATTTGTGGTACTTGTTTGTTCGTAAACATTATAAGTGTAAAAACCAGTTAACGGCAATTCAAAAGTACCGTTAAGTAAATTTTCAGTTGTATTTTCAATTAAATTAAATTCATTAAATCTAACTGAATTAGGACTAATGTCATTAGCAATAAAACATTTCACTTCACCGCTTTGGTCATTTATAACCTCAAACAAATAAACAGCATTTGTTAAAGTAGTCTTTTCGGAAAGCGTTAACATTACGTTATTCGTACTATTTTTATTTACAACTATCACTAATTATATATACAATTAATTTATTTTTTTACAAAATAAAAATGCTACTCAAATTAATGAATAGCATTTTTAATGTAATTAATTTAAACAGTTACTAAGGGGTTAACAATCCTGCTAAGATAGTTGGGTCAACTTTTTTCGCTGCGCTTTTAGCACGTCCTTTAATAACTAAGTCAGTACCAATCATGTCGCCTAATGCTGTTCCCGAATTAAATGATGTATCAATTCCCGAAGAACCAAACTCTCTACCTAACATCCAAGCGTCACCATTTTGCATTACTGCAATTAGAACACATTTGTTTTTTAAGATAAGTGTTAATTCTTCTTGATCTAATGTATTTAACCCAAGCATTTTTATTGTAGCTTGCCAATCGTAAGCATAAGAACCATTTACAGAAGCTCCAGCTCCCGTGTAAGTCCAGTTGCCTTGCTCGATTTCTTGAGCTATCGTTTTAAATGCAACTGTTTTTGTAATAGCTGTAATAACATTTGCAGTAGGTACAGCGGTTAACATATTACTAAATGGCGTGATGTACCATGAAGCGACACCTGCTACATCTAAGCAGTCTTTAACTATATAATTTTGTGTAAGTGGACAAGTAGGCATATTTTTATAATTTTAATATTAATAATAAAGAGGGGATTAATTAAAACCCCCTCATTTTTTTATCCACCGTATAAAGTAATATAACGTTGGTTAGTTA